CCAGCTTTAGACTATAGTGAAAGAAATATTGCAACTCCATCTCTAAATCAAGACGCCGGTGATACAGTATACAAGATAAATCCTAGACCTACTCAATTTGGATTTAGTCCAACCTTTAAGCCTTATGGAAGAGAAAATCAAGCATATCGAACTAATGTATTTCCAGAAACAGCTAAAGAAACTCAACAATCTACCGCCGGTCTCAATACTCAAAAATACAACGGATTTAATCAAGCTATAGAACCTTATAAAGTTTTTGATTCACATGGAGGTATTTATATTGATAATTGGGGTTTTGATGTAGATAATTGGGATGATAGTTTGTGGGATATTCTAGGTTTTGATTTTAATGCTACAAATGCTCCAGCTTCAAGTAAAAATGTATTAACAAAAAGAGTAGATAATGAAAATAGTGATCTTTTATATAGACCTACTACTAATGCTGAAGTAGTTCAAACTGATACAAAAAATTATATTACTAATGAATATGGAGCAGTCATGTATTATACTTCATTACCTTATCCTAGTTGTATTGTAGATTATAGAGCCAAAGTTGGAGGAGGTAATTTCTTATTTACTACTGTTGGAGATGAAGATGATACAGATAGAAATAATCCCGTAAAACAAGCTCCTCTCGAATTGTGGAGTGAAGTTGATGTTCTAACTACAAGCACAAATATTACAGCTACAAATATTCAAAAAGCAGTTTTAAGACCTTATTATACAATAAGAAGTGATATTTTGGAAGGTCATAGTGCAATTGGAGGTAATCCAACTGGAGCAAATCTTCCTATAATTAGTATAGTTGATAAATATTCCGGTGCGAGTGATTATTTCCTTGGAAATCCTAGTGATATTCAATTTACAATTACAAAGCCTACTGTGATAGCTGATATTACTACATCAATTCATGATAGCGACGGTAGATATGCTAATGTTAATAAAACATCAGCAGTAATTTATAAAATTGAAAAACTTAAGAAAACTCCTACAGATATACTTCAAGATATTATGCAAGAAGGGGAGAAAGAAGAAAAAGAGAAAAAAAAGAAAAAATAATTTAAATTAAAATTATATATTATAATTATATAAAATGAAGATATTCCACAGTTGGAGCGATGATGATCTGGAACGCTTAGTTTCACAACCTTGGGAAATAGATGGAGATAATGATTGGTTTAAGGAAGATTTGTGGTTTACAGATCTTTTACTCGATGATTGGACTTGTGATACAATTATAGAATCAATTACTAAAGATATTGAGGAAAAATTAAGTGTTGCGGAAATATTAAAGAAATATGTAAAATCTTGAAAATTATTTTCTAATCTAAAGTATATAATGGATAAAATTGCATATGAAGAAATCACAAGTGTTTTAGCTATGTTTGGGCGTCCCGATTTAATTGCAGAGTTTAAAGAACATGTAAAGATAGATGAAGATTATAAACCTCCAAAATATACTAGAAAAGAAAAATTAAGTGATAGTGAAGGATCTGCTGTTAGTGAAGAAGAATATGAAATCGAGGAAGATGAAAATGGATTTCAATCTTTAAAGTAATTTTGTAATTTATATTTTTATATTTATCATAATAATACAAATTATGGTAAAGATGATTATTGAAAAGGGTACAGCTAAAAATAAAAAGTTAAAAGCTATTTTTTATGATGAGAAAGGAAAGAAGATAAAAACAACCCAATTCGGTGATAGCCGCTATGAAGATTATACCCTATCCAAAGATAAAAAACAAAGAGATAAATACAGACAGCGTCATAAGAAAGATTTGGATCGGGGCGATTATATGTCGGCGGGTCATTTAAGTTATTATATACTATGGGGGGCATCGACTAATCGTAATACTAATATAAAGAAATATAAAAAAATGTTTAAATTAAACTAATAACAATTTGCAAATGGATTCACATATTCTTGTTGTGGAGCTACTGCCCTTCTTATTTGAGCTTTTAAAGCTTCTTGTTCTTTATTTTTTTCTTGTTCGATTTTCTTTTTTTCTTTCCTTTGTTTTCTAATTTTCTCGTAATTCATTATTGCGTTGAGTTGAGCTTCTTCTAAATCTTTTTTAGAAAACATTTGTTCTTTTACAACTTCTTTAATTGGTTGAGGTTTGATATCTTCTTCTACTTCTTCTTTTAATTGTTTAACTCTTTTTACTTTTTGTTTTTTCAATAATTCTTTCTCTTCTTTTTCTAATTCTTTTGCTGCTTTTTTTTCTTGTGCTTTTGCTTTTCTTACAGCCATAGCTTTCTCTCTTGCAAGTTTTAATTTTTCTTTGTGTGCTTCAGTCATAGGAGGTCGAGGCTTTCTAGGTTTCCCTTTCTTTGTAAGTTTTACATCTTTAACATATGTATTATTAGGCATGTTAAAGATCTCATTTACATCCATTCCTTCTCGCTTGGATTTAGCATTTGGAATCACTTCTTTAATTTCTTCTTTAATTTGTTCTTTCTGTTCTTCTATTTCTTCTTGTGTAAGATCTTTATCTTCATCGAAATCTTGCATTTCAGTAGTAATATTCTCATTATTTTCATCATCATCATCGCTTGGAATGAAATCCATTTTAACCTCTGGTATAAAACTCATATCTTTTTGTTATAATTTAGATAATATTTTTCTACAAATTATTATAAATTATTATTTTTTATTAAATATTTATTTCTCTTTTTGTTTTCTATAAAATAATTACAAAAGTAGAATTAATCGAAAGTGTCTGGGGTAAATGTTAAAAAAAAAACTTCTAAACAAAATGATTTAGACAAATATTTTTAGAGATTTACCCCAGACACTTTCTAAGGATTAGCATTTTGATTTTCTTCATCTTGATTATTTTCTTCCTCAACTTGAATAGAAGGCTCAACAACCTCTTGAGTTTCATCTTCTTCTTGTATTGTTTCAACACTTCTAGTTTGTACTATTGGATGTTTATAAGGAACTATTGCTTTCAATCCATTACAAATAATAGGCTTCCTTACATTTGGATATTTATCTTCAAACTTCTTATTAAACATAGTGATAATATCAAGATCTATATTTGGAGATGATTCAAGTAAATTATCATATTCAGCTCTACAAACTTTCAAGAAATCTCTGCAAGGTTTTCTCTTTTTATCATGAAGGGATAATTCGATCTCAATTGCTCTACCCAATTTACTCCAAGCTAAAGCACTAATTCTATGTCCTTCAAATGTTTCAGCATATTTTAAAAATGAACCTAGAGTTCCAAGTATACCGCAGAATATATTGAAGCCTCCAACAACAGCGGTAAATCCATGTTGATAATCTGTTGGAATATAACTATCAACAGCAAAATTACCCACACCGGTTAAAGTAGATAATACAATTATTGGTATTTGTAAATGTTGATATTTCTTTTTATATTTTCTTGTACTATAATTATGTAAGTAAGCATAGCACATAGCTATTTCACCCCATTCACTTAATAGTTCCTCGATTTCATCACTCCAATCATCTATGTTTTCTGGTAAAGGTCTTGGAGTTTGAATATTTTGCATGTTATTAAATATTTTATTTTTTAATTTCAATTTAAATATTTCAATAAAATATATGAGTGATTATCCTAATCCATTTGAGACAAAACCTATTGAGAAAGTGAAAAATGATATTCACAGTATCAATCAAAACCTTAACAAAATCAAAACGGATCTAATAAGTATAAGAGCTGATATATCAATAATTAAAGATTTTATCAAAGAAAAAGAAAAAGAGAAAGACATATCTACCGGATGGTTTTGGTAGGTTTTTAATCTATTTTTTTTATATTTTCAATATATATAATGGATTTAAGATGTGGAGATTGTTTAGATTTACTGAATGAATTACCGGACAAATCCGTAGATATATTGTATACTGATCCTCCATATATTCCACCGGAACATTCGAAAACACTTACTAAATATAAAAAAACTTTAAGTGAAATGGGTGTGTTAGAAAGTTGGTTCAAGATATTTTTTAAATCAATTGATCGAGTTTTGAAAGATGATGGCGTAATATTGATGTATTGCAATAGTGATTCTTATCCTTTATTTTATATACATCTTTATCCATTTGTAAAAAGAATGAGATGTTTTGTATGGGATAAAATAAGCTGTAGTTTAGGATACACATTCCGCCATCAGCATGAGTTAATTTTATACGGGGAGCGACAAGCTATGAAACCGATAAAATGTGGAACTGGAGATGTATTCAAATATAAAGTAGTTAAAGCAAAAGAGAAAGATCATCCAGCTCAAAAACCGGTTAATCTTCATAAACATATTTTAAATAATATAGCTACAGAAGATAAAGTTGTTTTAGATCCTTTTATGGGAACTGGCTCAATTGGATTAGCATGTAAAGAGTTAAATTGTAAATATATTGGATTTGAATTAGAACAAGATTATTTCGAAATATGTAAGAATAAATTAAATAATAAAAATATATAATATATTATAAATGGATAAAGCACCGCCCAAAGTATTTAAAGTTAAAGATCCCGACCCAGATGATCGATTTAGTGATATTCATCCTCATCTCCCCCAGCCCCCGTCGCTACTTTTGATAGTTGGGTCGGTTAAGCAAGGTAAAAGTAATTTACTAGTAAATCTCCTATGTAATCCGGACATGTATAAAGATAAGTTTGATATTGTAAAAATTATCTCAAATACCTTAAATGCAGACCCGAAAGGAAAACTCATGAATAAATATTTTGATTGTGAAGATCATTACACCGATGAAATGATTACTGATATAATTGAAGCTCAAAAGAAATATGAAGATTTTGAAAGACCTTCGATAGCATTAGTTTTAGATGATATTTTAACAAAAGATTTCAAAAAATCTAATGCAGTATCATTTTTAGCTACAAGATTTAGACATTATGGAATAGGTTTACTTGCTTTTACAACTCAATCATTTCGAGCTGTTAGTGGATTAATTAGAAATAATGCGACTGATGTAATTATAATGAAACAACAAAATACTAAAGAATTAGAAAAAATAGCTGAAGAATATGGAGACATGTTTCCTAATATATTTATGGATTTATATAAAAAAGCAATTGAAGATCAACCTTATTCATTTTTGTATTTAGATCTACAAACTAATCCAGCTACAGCATATGTAAGATTTGAAACTAAAATTGCTGAAGGAGAGAAAAAATTATTTTAATTCATAAATTAAAATATATAAAAATATAAAATGTACGGATCAACTCAAACTATGAAGAAACCCGCAGCAAAAAAACCTCCAGCAAAGAAACCGAAAAAACTTACTGAAGCACAACTTAAAAGATTAGAAAAACATTCAGCTCATCACAGCAAGAAACATATGGATATGATGAAAAAAGATATGATGAACGGTATGAGTTTCAAAGCCGCTCATGAGAAAGCACAAAAAAAAGTAGGTAAATAAAAATTATTTTAAAAAAATAAAATAATTTAATTATATTATATATATATAAAATGGATTTATATGGATCTGGAGCATCAATAGCACAAATCAATTCTCAAACTGCTGAAACTCGAGCTTTGAATGAAGCTACAGCTGATTTTAATAATTCTCTTGCAGAGCAGTTAGATCAAGCTAATTTAGAACAAGATGAAGATCGAAAAGCAACTCTTCAAAAAAATATTACTAGTGGAGCTACGGCGGGTGGAAAATTAGTTCTTAAGAAAGAAATAAGAAAGGGAGTAGGTAAGGGCGTCATGGCTGGAGGTAGATTTGTAAAAACTACAGCAGCAGAAAGATTCGCAAAAGAAGAGGAGCAACTTGCTTCACTTCCTTCATTAGAAGAAACACAAGATTTAATCCAAAGAGGTATACGACCTCCATCTCCAGAATTAGGAGTTCAAAGTACCTTAAGAGAAGGAGAACAAGCAACAGCAGCAACCGCCGATGAATTAGGAGCAAGTGTAGATGTAGCTGGAAGAGCTGGAACAGAAGGGATTGAGACTGGAACAGAAGCAGTAGCTAAAAAAGCAGCAGCCAAAGCAGTCGAAGAAGCCGGAGTTGAAGATCTTGCAAAATTAGCGGGTAGAGCTGCTACAGTAGGTAAAGTAGGTATTGCTGGATTAGGAGGTGCTTTAGATATTGGAGCTGATGTTTCAAGAGTATTAGAAGGTAAGAGTGGATTGGATGCTCTTGGAAGCAATAGTGCTTCAAGAGTTGGAAATATTTTGAATATTGCTGGATCAGCTTTAGAAGTTGCTGGAGTTGCAACTGGAGGTATAACTCCATGGAGTTTAGTTGCTGAAGGAGCTGGGGCTGTTCTCGGTTTAGCTGGAGCAATTACAGAAGGAGTAGGTGAAGAAGAAGCATCAACAGATAAAAAAGAAACGGCAGAAAAAGATATCACTTCTCAAGCAAGAGGAGATGTTGTATCTTCTCAAGTAACCCAAGCTGTTGGGAGAACTATGTAATTTTTTTTTTAATTTTTTTTAATTTATTTATCAAGATTTATTTTATATTTATATATTATAAAATAATGAGTTCTTATTGGAGAAATGACGACAAAATTAAGGTTTCACAAACGCAAGTTTCTATTCCATCTACAAATGGACTTTCTTATACTTCCACGGCGGGACAGAGCGGTCGAAGGGTAGATTTCGAAATACCTCCAACTGTAAAGTTCATGGACGGCAAAAATAGTTATTTACAGTTTGATATTAAAGTAGCCCTTCCAGCCGGTAGAACTCCCACCCGCCTTCATCTAGATCCCTTTATTGGAGGTCAATCTGTAGTTAAAAATATTCGCATTTATTCCGGAAACAGAGCTGTTTTAATGGAAGAAATTAGTGATTATAATGCTAAAGTTCAAATGCAATATTCATATAATACAGATGATAGTATGAAAAAGATGAGAGCCTTGAAGGAAGGTTCTCTTGTTCCAACAGTTGAAAACCGTGGAACTCTAGGAACATCAGTTTCTAATAATATTGATCTATCTTCAAATCCATATTATAAGCCAGTTGGAACTGTTCCAGCCGGTAGAGATTGGGGAACTGCGGATGATTTCTTAACTGCTAAATTATCTCTTCCAATACATACCGGTTTATTTGCTGATGGAGGCTCGAAGATTTTTCCCGTCCTTATGACTGACGGTCTATTTATAGAAGTAGATCTTGAAGATCCAGCAAGATATCTTAAGCAATTAGATAGTGTAAACCGTAATCGAAGAATGCAACAGAACCCAGTATTTCATGGGACTAATGCCGCTGGAGCTGCTTTAGCTATTGATAATGCTGCTGATATAACAGAGATTTTCCTTGCAAAATCGAATAATATGATTAGTGTTGAAAACTGTCCTTTTGTAAAAGGTGAGAAGATTAGTATCTGTAGTAAAACAAATCCTCTCCAAGAATGTTCTCTCACGGTTGGAGGTGCTGTAGCAGTTCAAACTCAACCCACAATTCAAAATATAGAAGTTGATGGAGGATTTGTAAAATTAACTGTTTCAGCATTTAGAAATAGTAATGTTGGAACGGGCGTCCAAGCAACCTCGAATAATTTTATTGTATTTAGTGCTGCTATTGATACAAAGCGAGTTGAAGTGGCTGATGGAACTACAGAACTTTTAGCTGCTTCCACTACTTATCCAGCTACAACAGTTATATCGAACGCTCAAATTGTAGTCCAGCAAGTCGGTTTAGATCCACAGTATGAAGCTGGAATGATGAAAAGAATGAGAGACGGTGGATCTATTGAGATTGATATTCCTAGTGTTACTAATTACAAACATTCTCTATTGAAAACAAATAGAAACGCAACGGTGAATGTTCCAGTTTCAAATACAAGGGCTAAATCCATGATTGTGATGCCGACTGATGCAACTACATATTCAGCAGCAGCATTAATCGGTGGAACTCAAGAAACTTATGAGGAAGAGGCGACTGATATGGACGGACAACTACATTCTATTAGAACCGGTCAAGCGGGTATAATTGATCGGTTAACATCTTATCAAATGGTGGTAGATGATAAGCTTGTTCCTTCAAGACCTATAAATGTATCAAAAATAAATAAAGGTGTATCTATTTCAGCACAGCCTTTAATTGAATTAGAAAAAGCACTTAATCAAGCTGGAGTTGTTCCTCGATCATTTGTGGATTACAACCGTAATTTCTTGATCGGTCGTGCTTATGCTCTTAATGATGGAGTTGCAAATCTAAATAATAAATCCAATCAGCTTCAGTTATTCTATAATGAATCGACTGTTGCTGGAGTAGATCAAGCACCGGAAAAGGATAAGCTTCTATTTTGCTATGTTTTCCATCTTCGCAGAGTTTCTATTAAAGGGGATAGTGTTACGGTTTCTCTATAAAAAAAATATATTCATATAATATAAATGAGTTTTACAAATGATAAAGATAGTGATAATTATGCTACTGATAGAAAAGGGTGGGAATTGATAGAAGAATATATTCCAAAGGATCGAGTAATATGGTCTCCCTTTTATTGTGATGGAAAGCAAAAAGAATATTTTGAAGATATGGGCTATAAAATTATACATGAAGATAAAGATTTTTTTTCATATACTCCAGACTATGATATTGTAGTTGATAATCCACCTTTTTCAAAAATGAAAGATGTTTGTTTAAGATTAAAAGAATTAGATAAACCTTTCATATTAATTTCATTTAGTAAAGTAATATTATTGAAATGGTTTCAAAGATTATTTAAAGATCATTTACAAGTAATTATTCCATTCACTCGACCGACCTTTACTCATTTAACAAATCCAAAAAAAGGGTATACTCCTCCTTATGGAGTTCAATACTACGCTTACAAAATGAACTTACCCAAGGATCTCATATTTTTAGATTAATATTTTCTATGTATCTTTTTTAATTTTTTATTTCAAAATTATTTTATATAATATAATATAAAATGAGTCGCAAGTATCTTAATATACAACCGAATAATGTACCCGCTTCTGGTAAAGTTTCCTTTGCTCGAGGTAATCCAATTC